GTCTATTAACGCTGTGCCACGACTGACAGAACCAACCCGCACGTCTTGGTTGATATGCGCCCCAAGTGTGCGGTCAGTAACTTCTATGCTGTGGCCATATTGCTGTAAATAAAATTTCCATGCCGTTGTTACTGCCATCAGTATTTAACCCCCGGCAGGTTTGCAACCGGAACGGCACCGTTCCGTTTGGTAAACGTTATTAGTTTGTCTGCAACGTCGCGTCCATCTGACCCGGCAGGCATGATTACGTCTACTTTCTCAATAATGGTGCCTGCTTGGGCTGCCAGTCGTCCTTGTTCTGTCCGTCCCGGCGCATACGGTTGTGTGGCCAACAATGACACAGACGATGCCGCGATACTGCCTGCGTCAATGGCTGCTTGAATATCGGGTGCAATAGTTCCGATTAAACCAAGAATTTCATATATTTTGGCTTCCAACGCGTCAATGTCACCGGTGTTGATAAGCGGTATTAGTTCTTTACCAAACGCGCTGTCAACTAAACTGTGTGTTTCAATAAGGTCTTCCATGCGGTCACGTATTGCTTGTTCGTATTCGGGTGTTCCCTCTTCTGTAGCACGCAACGCCTCGTTAGCGTCTTCTACTTCTTCAAGAAAGTCTGCAAGTGCTTGTTCGTCATCTAACCGGTCAAACAACCGGTTTAGTTCCGTGTTTGTTTTGAATGTCTGTTTGCGTAGTTCAGACATGCCGGTGGCAGCTTCGGTGACATCTTCCGTAAAGTTATAGATATTGTCAGATTCGATAATGTCCATAAAACGACGCGTTTCTGCGTCTGTTTCTTCGGTTAGTTCACCTAAACGTTCCTGCCGGTAGGCTGCGTCCTCTAACGCTTCTGTGTAACCTTCCAACGCTCGTTTGACGTTCAAAGACGCTGTTGTTTGATCTTCGGTGCCAACGGTGGTGGTTTTCATAAAATCAAAAAACCCGTCACCAATTTCTGTTGCATACTTTGTGGCTTCCGCAACTTTTTCTATAGCGTCCTCGTTGCCTTGCGCAGCAGACGTAAGGTCACCCAACGTCAAACCAAGTGTTTCTAAATCACGGTCAAGGTCAGACCCAGCAATGTTGAATTCCAACATTTTTTCTGCGCTGTCAGTAAACACGTTGTTGTTTTCGTCTAACACGTCACGCATTGACTGTGCTGCTTCGTCAATTTCTTTTTGTTTCGTGGCGAAATGGTCAAGCGCAATGGTTAACCCAACCATTGTGCCGGTCAACCCAAACGCCATTCTGTTGGCAAATTTTGCGCTACCGCCTAAACCCTGAATGGTGTTTGAAATTGCTCTTGTGCCACCAACAGCTGCCAACCCTAAAATACCAACTTGTTGCACACCGTCCGGCAATGTTGTAAACGCTTCTAAAACCGGTTTGACAGCCCCCATCAGATTTTCTAGGGCAGGTATCATTGCTTCACCAACCGTTGCTTTAAGGTTGTCGAAGTCTGCTTTAAGAATACGTTGACTGTTGGCGAGACCGTCAGACGTGTTAGCAAAGTCGCCTGCCATCTGCTCGGTTTGTTCCATTATCGTGAGATAACGACCCATCACCTTTTCAGATTCGGTTAACGCGCCTTCACCGTCCCACAAATTGTCTGTCAACAATTTTTGTTTAACGGCTGCGTCTGACACGTCAATGCCGTAAGGTCGCAATACTTCCGCAGAGCCTGATAATGCGCTTTGAAATTTACTTGCCGCGTCTGGCACTTCAAGGTTCATTACAGACGCAAAGTCAGCAACACGTGTACTGATTTCTTCGGTAACGTCAACAATGTCTTTTTCAGACGTTGTTAACTGTCTTGCGAAACCTGAGAATTGGACAGCAAACTGGTTGAAGTCCGTTGCCGACAGACCAACTGCTTCAGCTGCATTTTCACCTAACGTCAAAATGCGTCCGGCTGCATCTTCAAACGCTACGTCAACTGCGTTAGCGGATTCTGCGAGGTCAGACGCTTGTCCAATTGCGGACTTCGCAAAGTTTGCTATTTCACGTGTTGCAAACGCATTGACAGCGGTTTTAGCAATGTTGCCTAGTTGTACGTCAAACTTGTCTGCTGCCTTTTCTGCTTCCGAGAACCCGGCTTTAGCCTTGGTAGCGTCAGCCAACAAGTTGATAGATATTGACGCTTTTTTTGCAGGCATTAGACGTTCCTATTCCATATTTCGTACATTTGGTCAAGGTAGGTGTCCATCACTTCACCAACCCTTCTGTCTGCTGCATCATACAAGAATGGGTTAGGCCGAATATTACGATTTGCCCAACCGAAATGGATAGCGCCTGCGTACGGAACCGTTGTGCGACCCGCAGACACTTTTGCGCCTGACACAACTTTGTGTGCCCTAATTGTTTTGCCTAACCTGCCAGACCTGACCGGCACCAACCGTTTAGCCTCGTCAACAACAATTTCTGCTGCTTGATATCCGGCTTGTTTAAAATCTTGACGGGCTGCGTCGTCAAGTTTAATTAACGCACGTCGCAGTTTGTGTAGACCTTCAACTTCAAACCCAATATTGGCACCACGTCGTTGGGTGCCAAATATCTGTTTGTTTAGTTCTAGGTCTAAATTCGCCATGGTTAACCCTGTTGGTGGTCTAATAGCATTGCGCGCATCTCTTGCAATACTAGCGTTGGCGTGTCCATCAGGTCATTAGGTGCAATACCGGTACGTATCGCCATGGCTGCTACTTCCCGCGCCCAATACGTGTTGACACGGGGTTTGCCGTCTAATCGTCTTTTGGGACTAGACGCACCTCAGTTACGGTGTTCACCCATTCTTTGAACGGTTTAAGTGTTGCACCGGTCACTTTGATAGCTGCAAACCCGAGATAGGCAAGACCCTTCCAAGTTTGCTTTGTCTGCCAGTCTTTAAACGACATGTCTGTGTGGAAGTCTTCCCACGCGACAAGTGCAGGCAGGGTTATTTCATATTCGGTGGGTTCGCCACCGTCCATGGTCACTTCAATGACAAAAGGTAACATTGTGTCTCCCTTGTTAGTTGTGTAAACGTCACGACACGGCTGGTGCCAAGGTTCCACCGCTAAAATTCACGGTGGTCATCGCGGCATCTCCGTAGGTGCCACCGTTAATGGAACCGTACGAAGTAATCACGGTGTCCGTGATGTCGTAGTCCGGGTTGGTTGCACCAACTGCGTCTGACGTTGCACGCAAAGTAATCGTGGTGGTCGTCCCGATAAGTGGCCAGATAGTGGCGTCCACGCTTGAAGCACTAAAGTCTTGGTAGAACGTGATTGACCCGGACACCTTTTTGCGACCGGCAAGCGACTGATCCCATTCGTCTGACATGGCGGTTACGTCAACTTCAGTAACGTCCGCTGAAAGAGTAACTGACTGTACGTGGTCACTCAGGTCAACAGCGTTGACCGTAACGGATACGTCATCATAAACAAACTTAGCCATTTTGGGTCACTTCCTCGTCCTCGGCCTTTTCAATTTTCGGTATTGCTGTTTTCTTTAGGTGACCTGCCGTCACCAATGCTTCAATGTTATACCGTGCAAGGTCATCTGCGGTGACCAAATCACCAATTTGATAGCCCTTCACACGTTCGCTTGTCACTTTATATTTCATGGTTCCACCATCACTTCTACTTCAAAGTCTACACCTAGGTAGATATCGTCACCGTAGCCAATGTTGCCAACGTTGTTAGCGGTCGCTACACGGGCATACGACACAACACCGCCAAGTGTGCGGTCAGCTGCTAGTAACTGGTCAACGCTGTTGTCACCGTAAATAAGCGGGTCTAGGCGCGCAATGTTGTTGTCTAGGTCGAAACGTTGCACAAGGAACGTGACAGTAAAAAACATTTGCAGTAAACCACGTTGCATTGCGTCACCGTATTCCACAGCGGTAGTGCCGGGAATAATGATTGCGGACGGTGTAAACGGCACTTCTGGCGGGTTGGCGTACACAACTTCAACAACGGTTGACGTGTTTAACTGTGTCGCTAACGCAGTTTTAATTGTGCCGTAATCAGCCATCAGGCAACCCCAAGTAACTTCACGCCTTGCAATAGGGCTGCAACGTCCGGGTCATTGCGTGAAATACGCACGGCACCAAATTCCGGAATGGAACCGGCTTGGAACCCTAACGGGGACGCTTTACGTTGATACAGACGACATGACATTAACAAGGCTGCTTGTTTAATGTTGTCTGGCGGTGTTTCGCTGTACGCAAACTTTGCGGTTATTTCAATCGTTGGGCGACCGTATAGCGATAGTGGCCAACCGTTGTTCACGTTGGTCAACACCGTCTTGGTCGTTGTCCACTTTGACGACTAGACCGGTTGCGGTCGCAATGTCGTCTACGTCCAAAATGCTTGCGGTGCGCGGAAGATATGTGCGGGTTGACGTTGCGGACACTTCAAACGTGCGTCCGGTGTAGTTGTCAATCAACGCGTCTGCTGCACCAATGGCAGCTGTAATGGCGGTGTCCTCAGACGTTACAGAATCGGGGATACCTAAAGACGACTTGACCAACGCCAATGTTGTGTAAGCCATCAGTCACCTTTACGGGTTTTGCGTCGCCGGGGAGCCGGGGCAGGTTCTGTGCTGTGCGTCGCCTGCCCCGGTTCCGTAACCGTGGGTGACGGTTCCGGCATATTGGGGGATTCCTGAGAGAGTTTAGCGATAAGTACCGGGTCTGCGCCAGACGCAATAAGGTTTTGCAAATACTTGTCCATAACTGCTCCCATGTTAATGGTGAACCCGTCCCGCACAAGGGGGACTTAAGGCGGGACGGGTTCGACTTATCAGAGGGTTGCTGCCAGCAACGTTCCCTGAATCTTGCAAACGCCACCGGGGTAACGGCCAGCGGTAAACGCTGAATATCCGTAAACCACCATGCGGGTGGTGAGTGTGCCGGAACCGACAGACTCGTAACGCAACATAAGTGGGCTGGCTGCCTGTTCCATCAGCACAAGGTCTGCACGGTTCGCAACGATAATTGCGTCTTCGTCGGTGCCTGCACCAAGGTTGGTTGGGATACCTGCGTCAACAACCACCGGAACACCGGCAATTTCACCTGCTGCAACACCGTATGCACCGGGGTTGCCAAGTGCGACGATGTTCTGCGAGGTGGCGACGGTTACACCGGCCAATGGACGGTTGCTGCTGTCAAGTCCACCTGAAATGTAAGCCCACCGACGTGGGTGCATCACGATGACATCTGGCTGTACGTAACGGTTTTCAGTTACGGTGCCGATTGCCTTAACAATTTTTTGGAATGTCTCGTATGCGGTTGGTGATGCGTCGTCAACGTCAACGTCACCGATTCCGGACGTGTTCAAAATGCCAAGGTGCGTACCTGAGGTGCCGTCACCGTTAATGACAGATGCGTTGACTGCGCTGTTGTATGCGGACACAAGGTCAGCTGCCAACAGTCCGTCAACACCGGTGCCACGCTCTAACGCCTGACGTGAGACGTCCACCATGCCCGCATAGGTGCGGACATTGAC